GGAAAAACTTTAGAGTTAACTCAACAGAAAGAATATCTGTAAATACTGACTTTGTAACTGAAGCAGATGCAGTATGGTTTGAGGAATTAATCAATAGTCAGGATGTTTATATAATTAAAGGATTTGATGCATCAGAATCAGCACCATATAATACAATTACTAATAAATATGTAGAGCCTGTATTAGTAACAACATCTAACTATGTGAGAAAGACAATAGCAAATGATAAGTTAATGCAATACACATTTGAAATAGAAAGAAATAAAACACAAAAAACCCAAACAGCATAATGAGTGTACAGCTTATATTATATCCACAAATAGCTAGTCTCAACGAATTTCTGGTAGATGCGTTGCATTTTGATACTGTCAACAGTTCTACTAACACTAATATTTCAACAGGAAGTCCATACACTAATATAATGAGTATTGCACCACCTACTATATCTGGAGCTTGGTATAGGTTTAAAAATACAATTAATGGAAGCCCTGCTCAGGCATCTGCTTCAGGTGGTAGTCTAACACTTAATTCGGTTACAAGTTCTGGGGGTGGAACTCTATGCGGTGTTTATCAGCAACTATCAGGATTAGTTATAGGAGAAAGTTATACGATAACAGTCAATATGGCTACGGCAAATGGGTTTGTTGTTTTAAGTAATTATAGTGGACAAACAGGTGTTTCTTCATCTATCTCTGCTAATGCTACACAAGTCAGCTCTAATTTT